AATACCTGCTGTCGCCCTCAAGGAGTCCCCATGAAGGGGAGTTCCATTTCGGTTCGTCGGTTGTCTTGTCCTTCAGACACCCCCACTTGCAGCCAAGGTGGTAGACCGTATGCTGTTCCAACAAGGTATATTCGCTGCCGGAAGGCTTCGACAGCTCGTACTGAACAAACCGGTAAGGAGCACCGCTCTGGGCCGTTTCCAGAGACCAGACACCCCGGTCTACCTTGTTGGGAACGACATCACCGTTATAATCGAACTGATAGAATTTCTCGGCAATGACCGTCTGTGCAACGATGCCAACATCTTCGGTTGTCACCGGCAGTTTTTCGAGTGCCTTGATGTTAGGGAGTTTTCCGATAGTCAGCGCATAGTTGTAGTCCTCCAATATCGGTTTATAAACATTGGACAAGAACATAATCCGACCCTCACGCGAAGAAATCATCCACGACTGTGCCCGTTCGTTGAAGCCGCCTGCTTCAGGCAGCGTACTGTTACCCCTGCGGGTTACGTTGTAACCGGCCAACGGCGGATAGTTCGTGCCGCCCGGCACTTCGCTGTCCGGGTAGAGCACGACCGTTATGCTATTCTCCTGCGCATTGGTGGTAAGAATACGCATCCAGCTTGTATAATACTCGGAACCACCCGTAAGCAGTGTGTTAATGATGGAGAAGCAGACATCATTCTCCTGGAACTTCATGAAGTCGAAGTCCGTGCGTTTCTCTATTTTCAAACGATAGGTGTTTTCTCCCAAATCCTCCACGGATTCTATCTTACCAATCTCGGTGAAGGAGTAGTCAGACTCCATTCCTTGAATCTGGTTTATTATCAAGTCAAGCACTGACAGTGAACCGCGGACTTCCAACCGCTCTACCTGTGCCCGGCCATCAGGAAATATCCCTGCACCCTTGCCGGCAATCATACTGTCTACGAATTCGCCGAACTCGCCGCCTGCGAGGAGTTTCAAAAGATATTCAGTCTTATCGGACTTGTCTTTCCTTAAGAAAGTGACCAAAGACCTGCGTGCCGAGAATACATTACTGTCGGAAGGGGCTGTCGTATCGTTCGTCCTGATTATATAGACCCCGTTTCCGCCGCCGGTATATGTCTGCCCCTTGTAGGTCAGGGAATCAATCTTGTCTTCCATATCCCCGATACGGGAATAGGGCATGCTCTCGCCGATTATGTATGCAGGGCTGTCCCAAGGCTTGTCAAGGTTGAACTCCCAGCCGAGTATGCGGCTGTCGCGCCCGTTCTCAAAAAAAGCCCTGTTTACAAGGAACACTTTCTGTCCGAACTCATAGAAGCGTCTCAGCCGGTCGTTATACACCCATTCGGAATCAAGGGTCGTGTTATATGTACCGTCATCCCTTTTGCGTCGGTCGGCATACTCCTGCGCCTTTCCCTTAAGCTCCTGTTCGGCTTCTGGGGTATATCTGTCAGACACAAGCTGGATATTGAAACCGGAAAGGACATACTCGTCGCCGTTTTCCGGACGAAGGGTATCATCGGGAAGCATACGCCCGTAATCCTCGTTTCTCACGATTTCCCAAAGCTGCGCGCCGCGCATGTCGTCTTTGGGGTCGGGATTGAAAATGACACCGAATTCCATGCCGTTAAGTTTGCCGGACTGGAACCGGATTCTCAGTTCCTGACCTTCGATAAGATATTCATCCTTGAACTCCAGCCCGGTATCCTTATAGCGGTAGTAGGTGACGGTCTCTTTCGTGCCGTTCTCGTCCTTCACCTCTTCGGTGCGGGTATGCACGTCGGATAATGTGCCCGTACGCCGGGGATAGACATTTTCAAATACGACAATGTCCTCTATCGCTTCCTCTTCGGACATGTCGGGATACACATCAATGTAAGGCGTGTCCGCGGGAAGCATCAGCCTGCGCTGGACTACGCCGTTGACAACCGTCTGCTCGTCCACGGGACGGTAGTCTGCCGGAATATTCCGGGTAGAGCCGAACGCATAGATTCTGGTCGCATAAGTACCTTTGCTGTCGCTGCGGGTCATGGCTGACGCTTCAACCCCTAACTCGATTCTGACGGAATCACCATATTCATTTCGCCCAAAATGGATTATGTTATCCGTTATCCAGCAGTCACAGTCCCATTTCTCCTTATCGGCCATGGAGAACAGGGCGTCAAGAAGGTTCATATTGTCGTACCTCATCGCAACGGCCTTGTTCTCCACTGTGGAATCTATGCGGAACTCAAACTCCTTTCCCTTGTATGTATATCCGAGTGCCTTCAGGTTGCGGAGGAATACGCCGAGCTGCACGTCAAGGGGTGCGGTCAGAGACCATGAAGCCTCATGGCCGGCATGTTCGGGAGTGTACTTGAAAATCTTGTTCTTCCACTTCCAGTAATACGCGTCCATGCGCAGCTCATAGTCATATCCCCCGGTAGAAGCATTGAAGGCAGGTTTCTGCAAATCCACTATCTCATAGACCTTGGACAGCAGTCCGCCCAGGGACTCATCAAGCACTCCCGACAAATCCACGTAGTCGCCGAGCTTGAAATACACCGGGTCGGGAACGCAGAACGGAAGGATGATATAGTCTTCCTTCATCAGGGTAAACCTGCCTTTAGCCCCGGCATTAATGGGGGTCGAAAATCTTGTCTTACCGGATATGTCTTTGATGTCTACCATAATTTAAGTTCTGTGCGCCTTCACACAATGCTTAACAAAAGTAATTATTTTATTTGAAATTCAAATAAACAATCAAACGTTTCTGTTTTTGGGGTTAGGCTCATTTAGTTTTAAAACGAATTTCCCTATGCCCTGCATAAATTGACTGAATTGCTGGCATGATTGATATATTGTCTTATATACAACAGTTGGTTGGTATTTTGTTTTTATTTCAAGTACACCGGTTTCCAATTCATCACAAAAACTATCATATCTCCGGAAGAAAGTGTCTTTATCTGGAGCAGTAAGATTGATTTGCAAGGTTAGATTGCGTTCGTCTTTTTTAGGGTTGTCGGTAATAACACGCTTTCCATGCTCTAACCGGCTTTTGTTCTCAACAAGGTCTTTATTGGGAGCAGGTGTCATTAATGCCGATAATGATGTATCATCCATACTTATCCCCCATGTAGTATAGGCATCTTTCCCATTTATAAACAGTTCTCCAATCATAATGCTTTTGCTATGTTTTGATTTATGTTATCAAGCTTACTGCCAAACTCTTCAAGTATTTTTTTTGTGTATACAGCAATATTATCAAGATAATCATTCGATGTTATGACAAGATTTCTAATTTCGGCAAGGATAATGCCATTATTATTAACTGATATAGATATTGTATTTGCAATTGTAAGCATGGATAACATCGTATTTTTTATTTCTTCATTAGATATTTGCAATGCTGTAAACCGCCCGTTCAACTCTTCGCCGGTATCTTGACTCATTGTCTGAAAGCCTTTGGATGAAGCTGTTTGCTGCTCGGTAGAAGGAGACCATCCAAAATCTTTCATTAGCTGTTCTCGCTCTGCAAGCAAACTATCTGTTAATTGCGCCTGCATATCACGAATTTCTCGCGCTTCATCGGAAGACAGACCATCCTTCCCGTAATTCGCCCACGCATCATACAGTTCTTTGATTTTGTTCTTGTATTTATTGGCAATAAGTGATTGGAAGATGGCTTTCCGCAAATACTTCTCAAAATTATTTGCAAAGTCCTCGTTGGTACTGTCCAAATCAGAAAGCAAATCAGCATAACCGTTTTTAAACTCATCGAAGCCTATTCCAGTAATAGCCTCTTTTTCTTTTTGTGCAATCTCGGTAAGTTGTTCTCCATAATCTACAATATTCTGCAAATAAGTAACAAAATCCTTGTTGACGGTATCAAGTACAGAAACCAGTTTTTCATCGGAAAGTATCTTTTCTATCTGTTCGGTAGACAAATCCCACAACTGATATTCCGCTGTAATCTTTTGCCCGACTAAACCTGAAATTCGTTGATAGTCCTCCTTGGACAATCTGTCATTTATACGGTATCCCAATGAGTGGGAACCGGCACTTGCCCCGCTGGATGCAAGCTGCTTGATTAGTTGCCTTTGCCTACTTATCTGAATATTTACAAGCTGTTCGGCTTCTTCTGCCGCTTTTATCGCTTCCGTCCCATAGTCGATGTCGATGTAGTCCATCTTCTTGGTTATAAGCTCATCCCAAATGGCTATCAATGTCTCATATTGGGCTTTCATGTTTTCGTAATCGGAATAGTCAGCACCGAACAACCCTTCAAACGCAGATACAACAGAAGAAATTCCACTGACTGCACTCATTGCACCTCCAACAATGTCACCGGACATGATTTGTCCGACACCGGCAGCTGTAGTGCCTAATCCTCCTAAAGCATCGGTAACTCCTGTTATGGCGGAATCACTGACACCGAATATATTGGCGATGTTAGAACCGAACTCACCCAATGCAGGAGTAAAAGACGTTACGGCATTTCCTATATCGGTGATGCCTTGACCGACTTTCTTGGAATCATTGCCACCCTTTTTTATGGCTTCTATCCCTTTCTCCAAGTCAGAGACGAAAGCCTGCCATGGTGATTTGCCTTTTAGCTCATCCTTTAGCCCCCTGATTGCATCCGTTACATCCTTTATGGAAATTTCACCCTTTTCTATCTTTTCAATGTCCTTATCGGTAAAGCCTATTCCTTTCAAATTGGCAATAGAAATATCTTTATCGGTACCGGACATGTATTTGATAAGGGTCTCGTACTTGTTTATGATTTCTTGAATAGCGGAAACGGATTTATTACTCGCATCCTCGAACAAATCAGCCATTGCACGGGTAGTTCTGCCATACTGTTCATCCAGTTGCTCTACAGCCTGATTCTTTTCGGCTACCTTGATGGCATATTCAGGGCTGTCAGTTTGTAGCTTCGCAATCTCATCATCATACTTCTGAATAAGGTTCTTTCGCTTTTCCTGGTAGTTGCCGAACTCAATGAAATACTCCTGCCATGCTTTTTTGTCGGCTTCGAGCTTGGCTTTACTTGTTGAATCAATATCGCTTTCCCTTTTTTTAGCGGCATTGGAAGCCCATGTGCCAAGCTCAGCCTCTTGTTTGTCGGTCAGCTTTCCACCTTGCGCCGTTTCCCAATCCTTGCGCTGTTTTTTAATGGCATCCAGTTCTTTCTGATAATCCAAGTCTATTTGTGCCAGCTTCTTTTCTGTTCCATCAGCCATGAGGCTGATTTCGTCCTGTTGGTTCTTACGGCGGAGGGAAAGAAGCTGTTCGGCAAGCTGTTCTTGCTGTTTAAGTCGGTCGCCTTGTTGCTTATCGGCCTTACTTCCAGTTACGCCGCCAACGCTTTTATATTTCTTTTCAGCTTCATCTTTCTTTTCAGTGAGTTCCTTTAATTTCTTTTCATACTCGAATTCTGTCAGTTCGTTTTCGGTATTGAGAAAATTATCAAGCTCTTTCTTGGCATTCAAATAGTTATTCTTATATTTTTCAATCCATTCTTTGCCTGTGTTTTTTTCACTGGAGCGAGATGCTTGTTCAGTTTCAAGGGCATTCTTGATGGTTGAGAGTTGAGCTTTGGAAAACTCTCCGCCAAGCTCTGCAACTATGGCAATAGCATCATCTCCGTTCTTGCCTATCGCCTTTAATGATAGGTTAATGGCGTTGATAACGGAAGCAATGTCGTTGTCCTTCATGTTTTGGATATTTCCAAGAAATGAAGTAACGTCATGGCTGGCAACTTTTGCGATAGCTTTATTGACTATTGCCTGCTGTGCTTTGATTGCATCATCAACATTGTCAGTAGCCCATCCATTGCCATCCATGTCAACGAGAGTAGTAGAAGTGCCTTTCCTGCGCACATCTTGGAAATATTTCAGTTTTCGCTTTTCTTCTTCAAGTATTTCAACATCGGATTGTCTTGCTCTATTGTTATCTTCGCCTGCTATGAGCTTTTTGTATTTAGCGATTTCTTTCAGGTATTCGGCTTCGGTCAAAAGACTATCCAGAATAGTAGGATATTCGGCTTTCAATGCTTCAAATGCTTGCAGACGTTCTCCCTCAGACCTATTATTATCCTCGATGGCTTTGATGAGTTTATCTATATTGTCTTTATATTCATTCTGCTTTTTCTGCTGCTCATCAATAGCTTTATTATGCATACGAGTAGCAGTTTCAGCTTCACTTTCAGCAGTAGCAACTTTATATAATGCAAATCCGAGTCCGGCAACTGCACCTGCAACAAGTAGGAGAGGGTTAGCCATTAAGGTAGCCCACATCCCATTTAATATGTTTGTCAACTGTATGGCAGCCAATTTCATGATATTCATTGAAGCTGTATTTGCATGGTTGGCAACGGTATTAGCTTGTGTTGTGACTGTATTCAGTGCTTCCGAAGCGGATTTTTTCTTTGTTGCCGCATCATTCAATGCTTTTTGTGCAGAATTACGGGCAATAGCGGCAGATTGAAGTTCGACGCTCTTTTCTGCAAGCTCTGTGCGGTATGTATTGGCAAGCTCTGTATTCCCCAAATTTTCTGCACGTGCAATCCAATCATCCATTCCGTCAACGGCATCCTGCGCTGTCTGCAATCTTTTTTCTGCGGTGTTAAAGTTTAGAAGGGCATTGGCATACGCCTTTTCTGCCAATCCTTTTTCAGTTTCAAGGGATGATATTTTCAATGCAAGCTCTTCGCGAAGCATGGTAAGCTCAGCAGCTTTGCTTTCTGTAAGCTTTCCGCTTGCTACTGCTGCGGCAATATCGGCGTTATTGGATTGTTTCTTAACTTCAAGGAGAGTCTTTAATCCGTCTATTTCAGTATCAACTTTTAATGTTTGTTCTACACCATGCAGAGCGGCAGCGGTCATAACAGCAGCTTTATAGGTACCATAGGCAACGGCAGCGGATTCTATGGCAGTCACTACAGCTTCCCAATGTTCAACAAGATATGAAACGCCGGAAAGTCCGCTATTGATAATGCTTTCATTCTCTTTGCCTATTTTGTTAAACATGGTAGATATAGCATCTTCAATATTGCTTATCTGTCCGGTGATGGTTTTTGATTGCTCTTCCATTAGTCCACCGAATTTGCCACCTTTGTCAGTCATAGCTTCGATAGCTTTTTGCACTTCGGGGAAACCAACCTTTCCGGCTGTTACAAGTTCGCCAACCTTATCTTTAGTCACTCCGAACTGTTTGGCAAGCTCGTCTGCCAATGGAATACCACGTCCCATAAACTGGCGCAAGTCCTGGGTAAAGAGCCGCCCTTGCGTCATGGTAGTACCGTACAGCCAAACAAGGTCATTCAACGGGATGGAAAGTCCGGAAGCTATATCTCCGAGTCTGATTAAGGTTTCATTGACATCTTCTGTGGCAGTTCCGTAAGCGAGCAACTGCTTGGCGCCATTGGCAACACCTTGTAAGTCAAAAGGTGTTTTTGCAGCAGTATAAACCAATTGGGACATCAATGTATTTGCTTGCTCTTTGCTTCCAAGCATGGTATTAAAGGCAACTTCCAATTGCTGGAATTCACCACGTACTCGTGTAATATCACTAATGAGCTGCTTAGCTCCTAAACTGATACCGAATGCTGCTGCGGCAGTAGTCATACGTCCAAACATCTGCTCGATGCTCATACCGCTTTCTTCTATCTGTTTGGATGTGGTGCGTACTCCATTGCGCGTTTCTTCGAGTTTATGCAGAAAATTGGAGTTGTCTCCGGTTATGTCAAAGTGCAATCCTGCCATATGTCTTTTCGATTTATGAAGTACCATGTAACATTACATGGATTATGTCCTGTTTTTCACCATTAAAAATTATAATGCTCGTAAATTTTCTGACAGACACCCGAGAAAATAGTCTTTTTTTAATCTTCAAGCATGCTTTTTATCAGCTCTCTATTCTTTGGGTCGTCTGCATTGATACGTTCTTTGGGGTCGAATATATTCAGCAATTTCCTTTCGTCAGCTGTCAGATGAACTGTGGATATGGAGTCAGCCATTAACATTCTAAGATTGGTATAACTGATTCCCCAAACCACATAATTCATGGACCAGCCATAACGTTGGCAGGCGAAGTCTATTAACGTGCCGTAGACACTGTTGCCACCGAACGTGATACTTCCGCTATCTTTTTTGACGTCTGCAATACGTTTCCGTTCTTCACGTTCCTTGTCAATACCTAAATGCTTAATGTATAATTCGGCATCATCTCCGCTTAGTATGATTACAAACAAGGTGGCAAGTTCTTCCACGTCCAAGTTAGCTGCGAAGAATTCTTGCCTGCATATAATCTTGTCATTGTCAAAAATATCCGTCTTTTTATTGAACGTATAATAGGATAATATTCTGCAAACAAGCTCTTTTTTGGTGTTGCATAGCCTAAGGGCTTCCATGTAAGGGTTAGCAGCTATAATCTTATCATCCGCACCAAGCCCAGTAAACAATCTGGCGAGCAGGTATGTTTTGCCGAGGGTAGGAGGATATATGGAAAAATGCCGGTTACCAACAGTGAAGCCTATCGGCTTTTCCATAATAGCATCGGCTATACTCATTTCTATACGTTCTCTATTTTCCATAACAAAAAAGGTTCATAGGGCAGGATGACGGATTCAAACCATCGCCACATATATAAATACGTATGCTTTCACTACACCAATCCTGCATGGTGCAGGTTTTACCACCAACCTGCAAAGGGCGTCTGATTCCGCCTGCCACCACTTGTTTGAAAATCCATCAACCGGCAGCAGTGTACTTTGCTGCGACCTCAACGATTTCACCTTCTTTAATGGTGGTAGACGTTTGTGTAGGTTTGTTCTTGCCACTTACATCCTTATACTGGATGGTAACACTGCCTTTGGTTGCAAATACCTGCACTCCGCTTTTATGCCAGTCGTTTTCAGTGGATAGCTTCCACATGCCGGCTCCACCATCATCAGAGATGACTACTTTCAGGCTGCCGGCACCGCTAAAATTTACAACTTCGTGTTTTACCTGATTGCCGGTTGTCGGCTTCAGCACATCAAAGGTATATTTCCATTTCTTGCCGTTTTCGGTGTCGAAGGTTTCTTCCATGGACATAGTGGAGCGGTCAATGACAATACCTTCAACTGTAGAGTCTTCCGGCTGGAGTTTTACAGCATATTCACCGGAAATGATACCGTCAACATCATCAACAGGCTTCGCACGTCCCTTTCCGGCACGGAGTTCAAATTCAAAGGTATACGTGTTGGCTGCATATTTGACAGCCTCGTTCTCACCACCTTCTATTTTTGCTTCTCTCTTAGTACCTTTTGTAGGTGTTAACTTTGTTGAATTCTCAACCGGGGTAGGGATGTCAATCCAAGATGATGGAGCTTTGCTGCCATCACCTAACTTACCAATCTTAATAGTGGGTTTCCCCCATGATAGTTCCATACTTTATTCGTTATTTACTTTGTAAAACAATTTATTGTTTATGAGGTGTTCGTTTTTCCCGTTCACCTCAAGCACCCTTTGTTTATCCAGGGTGAAGCGGTAGCTTTCTCCACGCCCTGTTTCCAAAACCTGAATGGCGATTTTGCAGAGTTCCCTGCACCGCATATCATTCATTTCTGCTTCGCCATCACGAATGTTGTCCTTTACATAGATGTTTACATTTACAAAAGCTTCCTGCATCTGTCCGCTTCCATTGTCCAGGATTGATATGATTATATCTTCCTTGTTTGAGTTGGCGGGCCTTTTAGATGCTTTACAAAGTTTTCCGGTTACAGCCTTTTCCAAAGCAGACCCTTTGATGTGTTTGTAAATATCATCTTTTATATCAATATCAGACTTCATCATGGCGCAAGTTGGCTTTTAAGCTTACTCATCATTTCCGGCAGTTTCTTTCTTGCGAACAGTTCGGCGGATGCGAGGACATTTTTGCTTTCCATCGCTTCCACAAGTTCGGCATAATTCATTCCTGCAACAACGACAAGTACATATCCATTCGTGAATTTCCTGGCAATTTCTTCTGCAAACGTTTTGCCTTCCTTAACTCCATCGTTGCCTTGCTTTACTTGTGTAAAATCCGAGTAGCGGAGTATTTTCCCATTATGAGCGATAGCATAGCCAATCGAACTACGCAGGTTTCCAGAACGGTCTATCCAGCTTACTTCTTGCGGTCTGTCTCTGGCTTCAATCACACACAGTTCTCCGAGGTAGGAGAGTGCGTGGACAATCAGATTTTCAGTGCGCTTTTTTTCAGCATTGATAAAAGCGTTGATTTCGCTCATTGGTGTTGTCATCCTTATACCCATAACTTTGCGCAAAGTTGATAACGATGGAATCCTTTAACCTCACATTCTCTGACAATACCCCCAAGAAGAAACAGCCTCACTTTTTCTCCAATGGAAAACTCCCTGCAATCAGCGTCCAGACGGACAACAGAGGAATAGGTGCGAACGACACCGTCTTCAAACTGTCTTTGTTCGGCTTTCCCTGCCGGAACATTGCGACATGGTATATCACCTTCCCATTTGCTTTCGCCTTGATGGTAATCTCCGTTTCCGTCTTCATATCCAGGAGTGATGGTAAGGTACTGTAGTCTATTGGGTCTATCGTCAATAATCATGGTTGTTATCTTCCTATATAAACGGCGGGTTCTCCGACTATCCTCTCGCTTTCACCAATGGCATTGTAAATGCTATTTGCCAAAGAGAAGATTTTATCTTTTTCAGACTGGCTGAAAGAAATGTCACCTTCTGAAAAGTTCGGAGCTTGAATAAGACTGATAAGGCAATCTGCCACAGCCCCCTTAAAGGGTTTGCTGGTAAAAATTTCCGCTGTACAGTCATCATTGCCGTTAAGTTTCCTTTCAAGCAGACGGTTTTCAAAGAAGCCACTACTTAATTTGTAGTGGACTTCATCTTTTAACGCTTGCAGAATTGTTTTCATACGCTATTCGGACTTATGGGACTCTACAGCGGCTTTCAATGCTTCTTCCTCTTCGTCACTTAAGGCATTGACTTTCTCAATCAGTTTGGCATCGCTGATGTTGGAAGCAATGCGATCCTTGCTGATGGTTTTCAAAGCTGCAATAAATTCCGGTTTCTTATAGGTAGCCCCCCAGATGGTTATTTTCGCATCGCCACTGTCTTTGGACTCTGCTGCGGTGTCAACTTCTTGTGCTTCGGAGAAATCGTAAACATAAATCTGGTCAACATCCTCGATAATAGGGGCTACAAAAGCCTGACCGGAAGTTATCTCTCGCAAAGGGTTTACGAGCGAGTATTTAGATATCAGCTTGAAGGTGTCTACAAGCTTGTAGATAACATTCTTGACGGGATTGGTCTGCTCTGCCAATCGCCCATAAACCAAAGTCCCGACAACTTCATTGCAGATGAAAATAAGTCTGTTGGCGTTCCAGGGTTTAATAGAACGCTTTTTGCCGTTCTCTTCAAAAATGACAGAGCGGTCAATGATTTTAAACGTGACGCCACCGTTATCATCTGCAAAGGCCTCGTTGAATTTGGCGCCGGTAGGGGTGGGGAGAACCGTATCCGGAGTGAATGATTGTCCGGTATAATTGGCTACAAGTTCTTTTGCTCCTTGCGTCTGTCTTAGTTTGTCGTAAGCGGATTTGGCAACGCAAATCTCGATGATTGAATTACCATCTGCATCAGCTTTGGCAATAACCCGTTTGATGTCCTCAAGAGAAATTTCATCTTTTGCGGTAGCGCCAAAGGTGTTTTCTCTCAAATAGTTGAAGTTCAAGCGCATTAGGGCATTGGGGGTATCCTCGTCCTTAATGGCTACATATCCGTTGGATAGAGCAAACAGGAAGTTGTATTCATTCCTTTCATCAATACCGACTGAGCAGGCGACAGCATCATTGGCCAGTTTGCCGGCGATGACTTTTGCATTACCACCCTGAGCTTCCATCACATTGATGTTATTAATGTCCGACTCTTTCAGGATTTTGGACATACCGATTTTAGGCAACTTTCCGTTGGCTGATGCAATGCTATCACGGCTTTTAACCGGCAGTTCGGAATCTACAGCCACGAAGTCAGCGGCCACATAGGTCGTATTGACAGAAGTGCTTTCCCATTTGTTGTCCGGAGAATATTCCGTACGCAACATGGCATTATCTCCCTTGTGAAGATAGGTGAGCTTTTTGTTTCTCTTGCCGTTTACTTTTTCGATTAACCGTTGCAGTTTAGGGAAGAATTTGGCAACGTATTTTTGAAATAATGACTCATTCATAAATTATACCTCCATTTTTAGTCGTGTTCAAAAACAAGTGTCGGAATAGCTGCTTTCAGAGCCGCTTTGATTGTATCCAAAGGATAAGGACCGGCAGCATCGTTTACCACTCCAGTGTGCATAATGGACACGAATGGCTCTTTTACCGATTTGGTTGCACAGCATACACCTGCATACTCATGTTTTTCTGGCAATGCCTCATAGGCATCTCCGTTGGAGTTTATCGGCATAGGCTTGTATATGTCGGATTCCGTATCACGAATAATCACATGCCCTGCACGGATAAACTCTCCTTTAAAATTGCTTACATCCAGAACTTTACCGCCCTTAATACCTGCTACGTATTTGCGGATAACAATCGGGTCATTTCCGAAACCGAAAGATTCAATAGTACCTACATCTACTGCTCCCATTTTTCATTTGGTTTTAAATGTTACAATAAATCAGCCATTTCGTCAATTTCATTATCATTGAATGGCTCTTCTTCTTTGGGCTTACCGTCACCGGCAGCAGGGGGAGTTCCCATAGTGGAAAGTCCGGCATCTGCGCGTTCCTGATTGTAAGCTTTCAAATCCTCTTCAACTTCGGAGTAGAATTCTTCGAACTCTTCATCGCTTTCAAAACTCATTTTAGAGAAACTTTTCAGAGTACGGGAGCCGAATGTGCCAGCGTTCTTAAGGAGAGCCTCAAGCTTCGCCTTTCGGGAAGTCGTGATTTTGTCTCCTTCCAATGCAGAAATTTTATCGGTCAGGGTTTCGATGGTCTGCATCATTCCCTTAGCCCATTCCGGTGCATTGTCATTCTTTCCTTTGTTTTTGGGATTTTTCTTGTTTGAACCCGTCTGACGATTGGTAGTATTCGATGACTCATCGTCATCGTCGTCATCGGTTTCGTCATCGTCGTCATTCTTCTTGCGGTTCTCCTCGATTACTCGATTTGCAAAAGACTGGCTGACTTGTAGATAGGGGAGAACCGCATCAATCGCTGTATCAATCTCTGCGTTTACATCCTCGTCGGAGGCATCATCTGCGGAAGTTAGATTGTCGGCAATCTTGGCGGCGACACTCATCAGTTCCTTCTTGTTGAACCCGAACGCCTTCACTTTCGGTTTCAATCTTAACAAAACTTGCTGTTTTCTGTCCATTGTAGAATGAATTTAAGTTACTAAAAAGAAATAGTCTGCGCAGCACACATGCCAGCAGACTATTCCGTAGAACTTAAAAACACTTTTAGAGCAATGAGTTTTTACGACAAGTTCCGTGGCATGTAGCTTCACATGCTTTGGATGCAAATATACTAATTTTATTTGAAAAACAAATAAACTAAAATATATTTTATCTCATTATCAGAACTATAATAAACCTTCATCGCAAAAAGAGAAAAACGAACCATCGGATATGATTACACTATCAACAAGTTTTATATCAAACAGCGAAAGTGCTTTCTTTAGTTTGTCGGTAATTAGTTTATCTTCCATTGATGGCTTCACATTGCCAGATGGATGGTTGTGAACGAAAAAGACACCAGCGCATAAGCTTTCTATCGCATACTTTGCTACTATTTTCGTGTCAACAACTGTTCCTGCAACTCCACCTTGAGATATTTTGGCATAACCGAGAACCTTGTTTGCTCTATTGATAAGCACAATGAATGAGCTTTCATATATAAGCAAATCATCGGAATAGAACTGCTTTGCGTAATCATACACATCACTGGAGGACATTATCTTCTTTTGCTCAAACTCACATTTATTTGCGGATAGCTTGTATTCGACTACTTTCTTTACCATTGTTCTGTTAATTTAGATATTATCACCAGGTAACTTAACTCCTGCATTACGTAATGCAATTGTCATTTCTCCAATAAAACGGTTTAATTCATTGAACCTATAGGTTCTTTGAGGAACGCTCATTGCAACTTGGCATTGGATGCTGTCCAATCCGAAATGAACGGCTGAATTTACTATGTTTTTGATGAATGCCTTTTTCTGATTTTCTTTATTTGTCCTCATTGCTCTTATAATTGTTATACTTTGCTTTTCTTTTATATAGCTAAGATACTGATTTATAGCGATATATACAAATTTATAAAACTATTTATTTTCTGATTATCAGCGAGTTAAGCAAGATTTAACGGATAAAAAAAAAGAGCGACTAATAAGCCGCTCAACAATGCGATAGAGAATAAAAACATCAATAAGATTCTATAACTCTATTCAGAAATTTAGTACGCAAAGATTTCTTTATAATCTTTTTCATGTCTGATGGTAGATATGTATATGCCTTATCAAAGATGTTATCTGGAACTCCGTAAAATGCTTCTGCCAGTCCTCCAGTAATACAGGCAATAGTATCACTATCTCCACCTATTGATACTGCATTTCGAATAGCATCTTCAAACCCGTTACTTTCATGAAAGCAGATTATTGCTTGAGGTACAGTTACCTGGCAACTTTCATCAAACTTATTGCATGAACGAATGAAAGCAACTGTTTGTGATAAGTCATATCCAAATGTAGATTCTAACCATTTTTTTACATCGTCTTTAGTGCGCCCAGTGCGCAATAAGAATATTGAACCTGCAATAGCTTGTGCGCCTTTGATACCTTCTTTATGGTTATGAGTAACTTTTGCACTTTTTTCTGCCTCTTCAAGAACTTTGTCCAGCGAATTATAGTAGAATCCTATTTGGCTAACACGCATAGCGGAGCCGTTTCCATAGCTGTTATATGGTTGTGGGTTGTCGCTTCTCCACCATCTTTCAAAGGATACACCGTAAGAACCTTTGGGGGTAGGATATTTTCTACACCATTCAAGTAGTGCATCTTTATAATCTATCTTACAATAAATGGCATCAGCGATTGCAACAGTACAAATGGTATCATCAGTAAAGCTGCAATCTTTCGCAAACAGTTCAAAATCTTTCGTATGGATATTGTTAAATTCAAAACGAGAACCTACAATATCGCCTATTATTGCTCCAATCATACTGGTATTATTTATATATAAAGGTAAGAAAATTATTTGATTTGGCGAAATATAGCATCTTATATTTCCTCCATATAGATATATAAATTGCCGAATATCTTCTTATCTACAACTTTGATTTTTGTAATTTTAAACTTGGAAGATTTGTCGAACAATATTTCTTTTTCTTCCTGTATATCTGATATATATGATATATCAACTCCGTTTTTCTCCTCGATTTCAAAGATAATTTTATACTGCGCACCATCAGCGAAATCATCTGCAACAAGTTTATTGGCAGATGTTGACATAAAGCCATCCTCTATATAATCATCACCTTTCTTTAAAGACTTCAAATTGTCAAACATTGCTCTGTCGGCAGCAATGCCTCGATAACTTGTACCAACATACTTATCGGAAAGGCTGATATATTTGCTAATATCGCTAATTACAGATAAAGACTCGTTGTCAAGCTGCCTCCTTTGACCTCTTAAATATTGGTTTATTCTTGGATAGTACGAACCGGTATATTTAGTAACAGATGCGATATATTTATTTTTATCATCTTTCAAATAAGACGGATTATCTTTCAAGAAATATGGCAATGTCCCACGTTTCTTGGAATCATCAATCCTTTGCTGATTGGAGATAACCCATTTCTTGAAATTATCAGGCACATCTTTCACTCGGTTTACGCTATCAGAAGAAGCAACACTTCGTCCGTCCCAGGCCCAAAACTCCTCTTCTGTTTTAAGGATGGGGATTTTATAGCAACGACAGACCGGGTGCCACCCCTTCCATTCAAAATCTTTTGGGTACTTTCCTGCAAGTTGGTCACAAATGTCATAATACCGTCCTTTAGGAACTCCCTTGCAGTTATGGTTCCCGCTTAATTTTATCTCATATCCTACAACGAAATCCATCTGTCCCAAACGTTTGTTTTCAGCGGTGCGATAAGCCATGTTTATTTCCGATGCAGCAAGACGGAGTGAGCGGTATTCGCAATCGGCGGCTTTGCTGGCTGTGCCGAATTTCTCCTTGTAATCCTTTTGCAGACTGGGGAAATCAAGTAGGTATTTGGATATGCGTTTGCTAAGAGTTACTGCACTGTATCCTTTCTCTATGGCACACGAAATGGCATCTTCCAGTTCTTTCCTATAAATCATAGACTGGTTCCATAGCTTATCAGATACATTAAAGCCTTTGTCCTTGCGATTTTGAAAGGCTTTCAGAGCATCGGAGTTGGTTTGATATAGGACCTTGTATTTTCCCTTGTCAACAGTCGCATTGTAGGTTTTCAACACAGCGTTGGCAAATAAATTCTGCACCTCATTGCTATTCTTCCACTCCTCGCTTGTGCCATGATAAATAACTGCCCCAATGTCGTTTACAAAACGTCTTTGAATGTCGCTTATCCTCTTTTGGGTTTCCGGGTATTCTGAGAAAGAAAACGGTCTGTCTTTCAAGTCTATTTCCGAAATACCCAAGCTCTCAACCAGTTTAGCCGCTTCGAGATTGAGTGTGTCGTATATGGATTGCACGAGCGCAACATATTGGGCGAGCCGCTTGTTCAGTTCGCTGTACTTGTGTTTTTGGTTGGGAGTTTTAGGTTTTGACATTACTTCTTCTTGAATTTGTCACAATAGCTATGGTCAAGAAATTTGCTCCATTGATAAAAGGGGCACTTGCACATGAAATATTCTCCTTTCGAGTTCTTCTCGTGGTAATCGTATGCGTATTGGCAATCACGACAATGATATTTGGATTGAGGAATAACTTTCTTTGCCATTATTCCTCAATTCTATCTGGTGCAGGCATTTCCAACAGCCGGATAGCCTTAATCGTTTCTCTACCTTCCAATATTGCTTTACACAAGCGATGATAGCCATCAGCTATTTGTCCTACATCATCCAATATGATAGGATATTCAAGAGAGCATTCCCTCACACGCTTACATTGGAAGATAAAACTATGAAGCTGGTTACATTCAAAGGGTTCTGCTGTCAAATCTATATTCCATAGCGGCATATCCATAATAGAGTATTCTTTCGCTTTGGCGAAATCGTAGAGAGTTTGGGCGAACCAAACCTTATCACCTCTGTGATATTCACTTTCTGCAAAACTCATGTTATCTATTGGAACTTTCATCCTATACCTTCTTTATGTACACTTTGATTTCACCAGTAACATGAAGTTCGCCACCTACTTTTTCAACAGAATATTCAATCAGCCCTCTTTGACTGATAGAGTTTATGATTGATTGGCGTACTTCGGCTTTGATTTCCTTAATAAGCATTTCATCAGCTTTTCTATTAGACCAACCTTCATTAAGTTTCATCTTTTTCCGGTAATCCTTTATTTCTTTCTTGGTGCGATAAAGACGAATACCCAATTTCTTTGCTTCGTAGTTATTAACTCTTTCAATACTACTCAATCGTTCTTGTGGGTTGAGTTTTTCGGCTAACCCAATGAGCCATTTTGATATTTTTGTCTTCATGATTTTAAGTTTTAAGCCGACAGCGTAAACACCTGTCTACGCTGCCTTAACTTCTTCTACAACTTGGCAGATAAGCTATTGTATAATCTCCCAATCTTCGGCAAACACATCACTGATAGACGGAACCCATGAATCAGCACGACCGGTATTCTCGTTGTAGATAAGACACTGGCTTGTATAGTCAATAAATCCCTTACCTTTCAGAATAAGGTCTTTTGCCG